AAAAAATGGGGTGAACGATGGGGCTCGAACCCACGACAACCGGAATCACAATTATATTTGCATTTGTTGTTAATCAATGGTTTGATGAAAATATTTGTCAGTAAATGGCTTGTTGTGTGTGCTGATTAATAAGGGGTTTTTAAGTTTTTGTCAGTAGTTTTTTGGAAATATATTATGAATGAAGAGAATAAAAACATATCAAAATGCAAGACTTGCGGCGGCATGGTCGCAAAGACGGCGTCTTCTTGCCCTCACTGCGGGGAGAAAAATCCCGTTGAGATGCCAAAGGGGTGTCTTTATGCGATCCTGATTTTTATTATCACGCTGATGGTTATCGGGGCATTTTCTGGTAATGACACGCCGGAAAAACAAGGGATCTCTGATGTGTCTGTGGAACAAACAACTGACAGTCAACATATTGGCAGCCGTGTATTGCCGTTGACGCTGGATGAGTTTGTGGACCGTTATAATACGGCGCTGAATACTATTGGTGCTGGCGATAATGTGTTATTTTCAGCGGTTATTGAAAAGGAGAATGATAACGGCGATAAAATTACTGCATTGGTTAGAACAAACAGTATTTTTGGCGCTGTGTTGACTGCTGATAATAAGACACGGCGCGTGAAATCAATTAGTTTTAGTGGGCCCATCGGCGCAACCGAGGAATCGATGGCAACGAGTATTGCAGGGGCGATAGCCGTTGTCATGGCGCTGGAGAATCCTACGATGGATCGCGATGCGCGCACTGATGTTTTCAAAAACATCACTTCTGGCGGTCTTTCAAAAGATCCGAATGTTATGCTCAGAAGCGGTGTGACGTATTCTGTCACCGTGCAGAATCCCACCAGGCTCAATCTTTTTGCAGTACCAGCTTATTGATGGGCGCAATGTTGAAATTTACCGCGTTGATATTTCTCTTGATCCCGCTTTCTGCGATTTGCTGCCCGGCCGGGATGACGCCCGGTGTTTATGGCTTTGGCAATGCCGCCTGTTTATCCGGGCAGCAGGTCCGGCAGGTTGCCGGGTCTTTGCGGCGCTGCCCTTCCGGGTTTCATGCCAGCCAGGATGAATACGGTAATGCTGTTTGCAGTGATGGCCGGATTAATGCTTATGATCTGTCTGCGGGCTGTCCAACTGGACTGTCGGCGTCCTGGGATGCTTATGGCAGAACTGTTTGCCTGGACGGCAATAATGGCATTGTGGTTGAGTTACGCGGCGATCTATAGGTAGCCGGTCACGCTTTGCTTATGGCTTCGATGGCTGTTTTGTAGCCGTCGCTTATTTCATGGCGAACGCTGGAGACGAACAGGACAACGTTTTCCACTTCGGGAATAAACCCCTGCATCTGCAGCCCTAATTTGCTGCCGATGGCCGGGTTACCTGCCATGTTCATGCTGGCCTTTATCTGCAACTGATGCAGTTTATACCAATGCGCCTTGGCTTTCTTCTGCGCTTCGACCAGGCTGTTGCTTTCCCCTTTCGCGATGGCCACTTTTCCTGTCCCAGAGGCAATGAACGCAGTGCCATCATATACCGCCTGGCTCGCTGTGTTGGTGTCACGATCGCGCCAGGCTGCAACAACGCTGTCGAATTTTGGCTTGTCTGTCCAGGTGATGCGAAAATCCACCAGGTCAGATGATTTTATGGCGATTGTCTTTGCTGGCTGCGCCTTCTCTTTGAATACAAGCTTCCCTGCCTTTACCGTGCCGTCCGCGCCATGTTCTTTTGCCAGGCGCTTGATGAGCGCCATGTCTGATTCCTGGTTTTGCCTGAGATAGGGCACAATCGGCCCACTCATGCCGTTGGAAATGGCCAGGTCAAGGGTGTTTTCCTGCGCGATTGTTGCCAGGATATCGCCCAGTGTTTTATTGTCGAAGTGCCTCGTTTTCTGGGATTTGAGTGGCGCTGCGTTAAAGTCGCTTGCGCCGGCCTTAACGGTTAAAACCAGCGGCATGCCGGATAGTGTTTTGGTGTCGACCTGGTAGATACCGAAATTGACCAGCCCCGTTTCCTGGTACCCAAGATGCACTTCCAGCTTTGTTCCGGATGCCGGGAATTTATCTACCCCCTGCCCGTTCAGGCTGATGCTTAAAGTGTCGTTCTGGTTGTCTGCGCTTTCGGTCAGTGACAGCGCAATCATATAAGGCCGCAGTGCTGCGGTGATGTCGCTACCGGCCGTTTTGTTGATTATCCTGTAATCCGGGCGGATGCCTGTCATCCCCAAAGATCCACGATGGTATTGACCGGCGTTGTCTGCTTGATTTCCGGTAACGTTATTTCAAGTCCACGCGGCAGCAGCCATGGCTGATCGACCAGGCCGGGGTTGGCATCCAATAGCGCAATAATCTGGCGCTCGTCGCCATAGGTTTTAAAAGCAATGTCATCCAGCATGTCTTGTTCGTCTGTAACATAGACCCTGCTCATAGTGTCGCCCCGAAATACGCCAGCCGTATATTGTATGCCTGCTTCAGTGGCGCTGATCCAACGAAGTTATTCTGCTGCTCGTCGATTCCTTTTACAACCCAATAGCCCATATTGTCACCTGTATCTAGCGCCATGCGCAGGGGCGTTCCCCGCTGCGCTTCTGCGCGCAGCTGGCTTATCTGGTCTGTTCCGGTTGCGGTCACTGGAGAATCAAACGTGCCCTGGTTCTGTTGGAAGTTAAATACAGCGCCATTTATGGTAATGCTTTCTTCGTCCGTGCCTGAAAGTTGATAATTCGGGCGCGATCCGATAATGTTACTTTTACTCCAGCGGTATGTGATCCGCCTCTGCAGATTGTCGAATTCGTTCTTGTCGATTGCAAAACGGTAATTGCCCAGCGCGGTAACGTGTCTTTTATCCGACATCAGCTTCCTCTCTCAACGCGCGTTCCTGCTGCAATTCATCCACACGCCTGGCAAATGCTTCCATATCTTCACCGGGTTGCTGCGTGATATGGTATTGCTGGTTATTGATTACCTGTGTTGGTGCAGCTGCCGCAGCTGCCGCGCCGGCAGGGAGCGCCGCAGTTGGCGCGGCCAAGGCTGCGCCAACTGCGGCCGCTTTTATTCTGCCGCGCGTGCGCCGAGTGCTGTTGTCTGGCCTGGCCCCAAAAAAAGACGTGACTTTCCCAACAATCCCGCCAACTGAATTCCACAGATCCAGGAAAAAGGCTTTGATAGGCTCCCATTTTTTATAGACAACAACGGCCAGTGCGGCAAACGCCGTGACACCGGCAATCACCAGGCCGATTGGGTTGGCCGTCAGCGCTGCATTCAACAGCCATTGCGCTGCAGTGATCGCTTTCGTAGCCACAGATGCTGCAACCATGGCTGTTTTACTTGCCACCCAGGCAGCTGCGCTGCCCACAAGACCGTTTGTTGTCGCCAGAGCAGCAGTATTAAACGCCCATTGTCCAGCGGTGACGGTAACAAGAACAGCCGCATAACCAACAAGAGCACCGCTGACTATCCCGATCGCCTGCCCTATTAATGGATATTTTTGCGCCATCTCGCTAACAAAAATAGCGAGCTTGCCAATAGGCTGAAGTATGGAATTAATCGCCGGAAGCAATGTCCCGGCGATAACCGTGCCAACCAGGCCGATATTCTGTGTCAACATTTGCCACTGTCCAGACGCGCTATCGACAAAGGTCTTGTAATCCTCGCTCAGTTTATCGTTTTTTGACGATACAAAATCATATCCCTTAGCCAGCGCACCCATATTGTTGAGCAGTAAAATTGCTGCTTCAGAACCCTGTAGGCCAAGATTTTTTTGCAAAAACGCCAGCTGTTCTGTCGGTCCGCCGACATCAATCAACCGGGTTTTAAGTTCGCGCATTGTCGCCAACAGATCAGTACCACCATCCGCAGTCTTGGCAATGGAAATGCCGAGTTTTTCCTGCTTCTGCACCAGTTGACCGACAAGCGCCTTGAATGCCGTGCCGGCTTTCGTGCCTTTCAATCCGGCGCTATTCAACTGCCCGACAGCTGCTGCCATCTGCTCAAAAGGTATGTTCGCACCGATTGCAGCAGATGTTGCCTCCTTGATACTTTCGCCAAGCTGATTGAAATTCTTGATGGAAAACCGCTCCTGTGTTTTCAACAGCACATTACCAATGCGGTTCATCTTGTCCTCGATGCCACCGGAAAGCTGCGCCTGAAAGTTCTGGAAGCTGTCACCGACAATGACACCGACTTCCTCACTGACACCGTCTGTCACAGTTGCCAGCTTCGATACAATTTCAGAACCTGCCCGGGATGCAGAGGCGGACAGCCCGGCGGAATTCAATGAATATTCAATATCAAGCACATTTTCCTGTGTCGCCAAAGAACGCTGCGCAAAGGCCACGGCATGTGCCACGGACTTTTTGATTGCTGTTGCTGAATCTTCGGCATTTACAACAGTTTTCAGCCGTATCAGTCGACGTTCAACACCGAAAGCGCTACCGACCGCGCTACCTGCGCCAAAGGCCAGGCCCAATGCGCCAATAGCGCCACCACGTATGGCGCCAAGACGCCTCTTCGATTGCTCTACCTTGGACAGCCTTGCCAGGGTCTTTTCTGTCCGCTGCGCTTCTTTGTTCAGCCTGCGCTGCTCGTTGACGACACTACCGATGGAAATGCCGTAAGATTTTGCCGCGCGCTTTGCGGCTTTGTATTTTCCCTCGACTTCTGCGATACCACGCGCAAGGCGCTTGCTGCCACCGCCGGCCAGCCGCTGCTTTTCCTGCAGCTTTTCCAAAAGCGCTTTGTATTTGGTAACCTGCTTGGTCGCGTCCAGCTTTTTGTTTGTTTCCCGGAGGGCCTTGCCCAGCTTGAACGCGCGTTTTTCCGCGCTGTCGAAAACGCTAAAGTACTTTCCGCCAAGCGCCGCGCCTATAGCGACACTGAGGCCAAGGGATTTTATAGACATAGTTGACTTATTTTTGTTTCGGGATGGCTTCCAGCCAGGAAATCAGATCTTCGCAGGACAGTTCCAAAAGCTCGGACAATCCCCAGCCGGTATAGGATGCCAGGGTGATGCAGGCGCGCCTGGCGTCTCCTGGCGTCAGTCTAAAAAACCGGTGTAAATTTTCTGCAACTCCTTGTAGTCGACAATGTCCATTTCCTCGAGAAGCGCAGGAGGAACATCGCACAATGAGGCAAACAATCTTACTTCGCGCTCCTCGTCGCTGCCTTCTGCGCTGCCGCTGGCGACCATGTCGCGAACCTTTGGCCGGCGCATGGTAAGTGACTCGACATGGTTGCCGCCATCATTCAGCGGATAAAGCAGCTTCAGTTTTTCAGCCATTACCGGTCACCTTTTTTGCCGTCTTTTTCTTTTCCACTGCAGCAATAAATCCACCCGCCAGCAGGTTTGCCGCCTGCCGCGGATTGAGACTGACTGTTCCCGATTCACCCAGGAAGCAGGGTTTTACAATTGTGTATTCGCTCATGTTACAGCCCTATCTGTGATTTGACATCGGCAAGCACGTCGGTCGTGCCGAACTTCAGTTCCCCGACGGCAATATCGAATGCCTCGGAAGGCACGCCGTCGATGGTTTTGATGAACTTTTCCACGGCAACCTTGTAGTTCTTCTCCACGCCGTCGCCGGCCTTGATAGTCTGCGCGTCCATGCCGGTAATGCGGCCGTAGATAATCCATTGATGTGCGATCCTGTCGCCACGCTCGTCAACAGAGCCACGAAAGGTCATCACCACATCACGCCCCAGGACCGCGCGGATAGTTGCGATAGAAAGGTCATCCCGGCTCAATTTGAAGTCCGCTTCCACAGCTTCGTAGCCAAGCATGCGCTTGGTTGGCGCAATTCTGCCGCCCCGGTAGTCCTCGTTCTGCTCGACAATCACCGGCTCTGTGAATTCCAGCAGCGAGCCGACAAAGCCGAAGCCGTCAACGGTCAGCGACAGCCCGATATATGCCTGTTCTCTATCTGTCATGTTTTAATCCTCATTGTTTTGGCAAAATGCCTTCGTAGTAATCGCTGACGTTGATCGATGTCAACTGAATCTGTTCCGCTGGCGCAGGCGCTGTGAAATCGTATTTGAAATATACGCGGCCCTGTTCAAACTGGTCCGGAGTGTTCAAATCCGGATCTGGCCAGCACTGGCCGCCGAGCAAAGCGCCGATTTTCACCAGGTGGCGGATGTAGTTATTGACAGATGTTGCCACGTCATCGAGGAACTGCGCGCTGATGGGTCTGTCGACAGCCCACATCAGGCCTGTCTGAATGGAATCTGCAATCAGATCTGCGGTCCTTGTGACAGACTCGAATGCCCATTTCGTATCCGTTGTATTCGTCGTGCGGCTGCCCCACATGCGCCAACCATCTGCACGAATAATGGTTGTGACATGATTTTGATTGAGCAGGTTTGCACGTGATGTGGCATCACCCATTTTGAAATCAACCGGCCGCGTGGTGCCAATAATGCCATCGATGTTCTGATTGGACATGGACCACCAGAAGCCGTTCTCTGTGTCGATTTTTGCGCGCAACCCAGCAGCCACGGCAGTTCCTGGCCGCGTGACATTGGATGCTGACAGGACATCAAACGCGGTTACCCAGGGATCGATCACCATGGCACGCTTGCTGCCAAAGTTGCCAACGTAGTTTTGCGCTGCGGCATCATTGGTATTTGGCCCGTCCAGATAGGCAAAGCCGCGCAATTTGTCGGCCAGTGTAATCATTTCCGTGGCCACTGCCGCATCATTGGAATAGCTTGGCGCAATCAGGATTCTTGGCTGAAAACCAACAACCGATTCAGCGCCCAGCCATGCCTGCATGCCCGTATACTCGCCGGTGATAGCGTTAATGCCGCCAATCACATTGGCCTTTTCAGCAGCGGGATCGCCAGGGACATCCTGCACACGCACCACAACGACCACCGCGCCACCCTGATCAAGGATGCCGTCCAGCGCCTGCGGCAGCGTGCCGGTGTCGCCAAGCTTCGCAGCCTCTTTGGCAGAGCCTGCTATCAGTGTAGGCGTATCCAACGGAAAGGCGTCGTCCAGGCCGCCGGTGAGCAATTGTGGAACGACATTGGCAGTCACTACACCAAGCCCCGTGGAAGCGCCTGTATTGGCTGCCACAACCAGGGCAGCGGCGGCTGCATCACCGGCAATGGCGGTGATGATGTCGCCAGCCGTGCTGGTAATTGCGCCAGCGGCATCCGTCGCCAGCAAAACTGTGATCGCTGTGCCACTTACCGACACGGAAAGCGCCTGACTGTTGGCATAAGGATCTTTCAGATGGGCGCTGATACCATTGCCGGCTGCACCGGCCGTGACTGCCGTCCAGGTCAATGCATTATTGCTGGCAACATCGCCGGTTAGCAACGTTGCAGCAGCTTGCGCTTGTGCATTCGGCGCAGTGCCGACAATACCGATAACTGCGCTTGCTGCTGTTCTGATGGGTCTCGCGCCATCTTTCGATTCTACGACAGAGACGCCATGGATATATGTTGTAGGCATGATAATTTCCCGTTGGTTAAAAACTGATTGTTATTGCATCCAGGTCCGCCTGGCTGGCAGCTGCATCGACTTGCAACATAAATCCCTGCTTGGCTGCAAATTTTGTTTGATAGTCCGCGCCGATCGCTAAAACAACGGATTCGGCATCGGCAATCAAAAGGGTATGCGCTGCATTGTTGATATCGTAGAACGTAACGTCCATTGCGCTATTCAGTTGCGCCATGCGCTTTGCTGCATCCATTCTCATCGCTGAGTCATAACCGCCATTCCATGTGATGCCGTTGACATCCGTAAATGGTAGATCTGCAGCTGCTTGGAATGCTGTGCGTATTTCATCAAGCTTTGCTTCCTGCGCTTCAGGCAAGATAAAAGGCTTTGTTGTTGTCCAGGCTGGATCAGGCGACACGCCAAGATCATTGATTACATGAATACCGCCGGATGCATCATAGAACGTCTGTCCGCGATAATCATCAGCCAAAACCCAATTTGCACCATCCCAAATAGTGGCTTGATTTACTGATGAATCAATCGGCAATTTATCAGTAGCGAAAGCAGGAATCAGAGGCTTACCATCGATCGGATCATTTGCAGCAAAGGATTGCCCGATATACTCGTTTGTATTTGGTGAATAATGATAAATATTTGTGCTCATATCAGTATCAATATTTTATAAAAAAAGCCATCGCAACATTTCGCGGACGAATACTTCCTGCAAGGCCTGGATCGCTATACCCAAGCGTGTATCCGAGCGATGCCCCCCATCCTGAAAACCCCGGCAATGATCCGCCAGCATCTAAATTTACAACCATGTCGTTTTCTTGCATAACTGTATTAGCAAGATGAGTACGCAATGCACTGGCCGTTTGGTCGCTGCCAAAGGCGCGCCCAGCATCAACGCCACGCCCATTATCCCAACCGCGCAAGAATCCACCGCGTATATCAGGAAGGTTGAATGTCGTGGCGCCATCACCAACGCCAAAAATTGTCCCTATCGCAGCAAACAAAGCAGCATAGGAAGTCCGGCTGATAGCCGCGCCATTGCATTCCAGAAACCCCGCAGGTGCAGCCTGTACTGCGAATGCAACAACCATGCCAGTCAACGCGATATTCCCGGAATGCCATAGCGATGATGCTGAGTTGCCCTGGCATTCAGTAATATCTAAAGATGCCCCTCTACTTGATCCACCATTTTCAAAAAACCGAACCGAACTATCCAGTAAATCAACGGCAACATCGAAGAGCAACGCACTATTGTTTGCACGCTCAAGATGCAGCTCGCCGCCTTCAAGATTTGTGCCCTGTTTTCTGAATAACATGCCGCTTGGTGCAGACGCATTGCTCAGATCAGTTTTCGCATACTGCGGATGCGGATCAGCATCCGCCTCATGCTGGGCAACTGTTTTTGCTGCAGCAAGGCTGTCAGTCTGCGCTTTAAGATATGCTGTTCTGTTGGCGATTTGTGTCGCCTGCACATTGGCAGGTCCTCCTGAACCTCCAACAACAGGATCTGTTGTGGCGATCTCGTTGACCGTCGGTTCCCATGTTGCCGTCTCAACAAGATTGGCCATTAGACTATGCCCCCGTTGTAGCTTTGCGCCCCGTCGTAGACAAATGTGTTGTCATAAAGTACGTTCATTATCTTCAAGTTCCTAAGTTGGCTACGCGCGTTTTTATAAATAGCGATGCGCGCTTTGATGCGGTCTGTTTCCGCTTGAGTTATTGGGTTTTTCGTGTGCAGTATCACATCGAATAAAAATGCCGGAATATAATCGCCATAAGCAATAGTGCCGTCATAGACGTTTTTTCCGTTATAAATATTGTTTGCAATATCCAATATTTGCACTAGCTCGTAGCCCATGGACTGCAGTGCCAAACGCAATGATCCGACAGTACCATGATGCTGGTGGACGATCAGCGAGTTGCGGATAACATCTCGCTTTATACTTTCCGACCAGGAATCATCCCACTCGAATACGGAAAGCCCCCAGGCAAGATAGCCCAAAAGCTCTACCGGGCAGGTATCAGGGTCCCACATGTCGGCAATTTTGTTCGGCAGCGTTCTGCTAACAGATGTTTCCAGAGAAACTTCCAGATCCGTACTGTTAGCAGGCAGTATGCTAGACATCTGTGCCACCATCTATAATAGTGATCCCGGTGTTATATGCCGCCTGCACATCTGACACGACAATGTCGGTAAACCCACCCAAGGTAACCTTCTGAACGCCCGGCAAATGCAGCGCCGACAGCAATCCTGACGTTGTAATGTCATAGCCTATTTTGTGCTGTGCTGCGACGTAATCGGTTATCGATTGCGTGACTGCGGCCAGGACAACGCTGCTGTCTGACCCCGGGAAAAGCACAACAGTCGCGGTCAGCGCATAGCTGATGATAGTTGCACTTTGCACCACAACAGTATCCGTCAGCGGCCTGACCAGTTCTGCTGACAGTGCGGAGCTGACAGCGTTAATCTGGCTACTATCCGCAGTGCCGTCGCCAACACTGGAAAGCAATGTGACAGTAACAGTGCCAGGCGTTGTACTGTTTACTGCAACATCCTTGAGCGTTCCATCAGCACTAAGCGCATGGAATTCATAGCTACCAACAGACCCGGCAGTGGCCAACTGGTTATAGGCCAGTAGCAGCCTGTTGCGAAATGCATCATCGGTTTCCATGACTGCCGGTGTCGGCGGCACGGTGGTGTTATCCGCAGGGGTGATCTCCAGTCGTGGTGTTTGCAGCCAGGGCAGTGCAGATAAAGCGTCAAGATTGCTGCCCTTGGCGTAGGCAAGCATGATCTGTGTGGCTTTTTCGTTGTGGTTCTGCCGGATGCCCAGTTCTCGGAGCGCGGCAACTTCCAGAACTTTCGTTATCGGGTCGTGCTCTTCACCGGAATATTGCGGCCAACGCGCCAGAAAATCCGCCTGCATGGCAGCAAGAATGGTATCGTAATCCAGCTCGTCTATTACTGCCGGCGCTGGCAGCTTGCTGAGATCGATGCCCATGCTCATCGGCTGACCACCACGCCGGTCAAGACATCATTAACGCCTTCCCGATCAAACACGATTGTCAAATGCACTCTTCCGCTCTCTATTTCGTCCACAACAACACGCTTAAGATTAAGGTCTGAAAACCCGTTTTGCTCACTGCTCAGCGCATCGATCGCCGCCACTTGAATTTCAAAAACTGTTGCCTGGTTGGTTGGCCTGTCGATCATGTCAGGAATACGCGAGCCCTTCAATCTTCGCATCGGGTGTGTGCCCTGGCGCATCGACAGACAGCTTGTTATCCGGTCGCGCAGATAATCATTGTCTGCGATCACCATGCCTGTTGTTCTGTCTACCCCTATCATTGCTGCTGGTTCGGCGGAGAAACTGTGCCGCCCTGTGGATCGTTGTGATCGTGGCCGTTATAAATAGTGCGATCGCCAGACATGGCCCGCACTGCATCGATTACTTCTGCATCGCTGCTGATGTCATCGGTTGCATGTATTTTCCCGGTAACGGTGACGTCGCCCGTAACCGCTACGCCCCCATCGCTGATCAGCTGCGTCGTTGCACCAGCAGGCAATGTGGCGTTCAACTGGTGATTGAGGCTGTCATATTCTATTATCGCTCCATCGCTGTAGACATTCCGGTCCAGCGTATCGCGATCAGTCACAGCAGGCACAAGATCATAATTCAATGCACCGAGAATGACCCCCTCATAATCATTTAACAACACAGCAACCTGCGAGCCAATGCTTATGGCGTGATTGTGACGGTCCGTACCGGCTACGGTAACCAGTGCAGGCATCCAGGGAGACAGCTCGCCGGTACTCATCCGCACACGATAAACGTGCAGCTGAGCCAGCAGGTTTTGTTGCTCGATGGCGCCATAGCGTAGATTCATTGAACCACCGCCGTTTCTTCGCCCTGTGTGGCAAAATGCAATTCAATAGCGGTATTGACAGGCACGCCACCCCAAACGGATTCACCGACAAAAACAGTCTGATCCCAGCTGACAATAAAACTTTCGTAGCCGCTTTTGTCCGGGTTGAAAGGACCGGGCTGCATGGCAAGATTGCTGGGCGACTCAACATCATCAGGCATGCCCCAGGTGTTGTAGCGAACCAGCTGTAACAGCTGTAACGCGAATTCACGGACTTCCACCTGCACGTCAACAGTGTTGAACCCCAGCAGGCAGACAGCTGAAAACCGGCAGTCCAGCGCCAGACGCCCATCACCAAGCGATTGCCCTACATCAGCATCGTCCATGCTGATGATGATTGCCGGCGTCGGCACTGCGCCCTGGAACTGGTCGCCGTATAATTCAACCGTCGGCACAGTCCCGGCAAAATTTGCGCTGATGCCATCCTTGATGGCCGTTTGTAATTGCTTAAGCTCGCTCATGGAGTATTGCGAAATTCAGTTCCTGCAAAAGTTTTTCACGGAAAAAAGGACCTGCCCATTTATCTACCTGGCGTTCTATTTTTGTATCCGCGTTATCCAGCGGCACGCCCAGCAATTGCACCGGGAATCTTCCTCCGGATGCACCGGATAAAACCCGCAGACCGGTCTTGCTACGATACGTTGTGTGACCTTCCGATCTATTACGTGCAGATCGTATCCAGACCTTTTTGCCACCACCATAAACATCCCGGAAAAATGACCCGGTATAAACTTGGCCATTGACCCTGGCGCCAGCAGCGTTGGGCGACCACGAGACCCGGCCGGAAAGATGCAGCGGCAGAGGGTTAAGCCCCGCCCAGACCTCCCCGGTCGTACCCTGAAAGGTGATCTTTATGCGGTGATAACGTTTTATGTTCTTCTGAGCGACGCCGCTTTCCTTTGACATCTCACGCAGCATCATTCTTTGCACGCCGCGCAGTGTCTTCCGCAAAGCGCGTTTGATGGCCTTTTTTACGTTCTTGGAATCCGGCGACAGGCCGGACAACACTTTTTCGATATCGTTATCAAGGTGTAGCGTTATCATTTCCACACCCCGCGCGCGGCATGCCTGTCCGGACTGATGACCAGCAGTGTTACACCATCATTCTGCGGCATCAAATCGCTTACCATCCAGCTATCTCCGCCGTAAGCCACGCGACAGCCGGTCGAGACATTACCGATATCAGTCTGCAGACATTCCAGTAATACTGATTTGACATCCAGCCTGGCAAATACGTCGTCCAGCCAGGTTGATGATCCTATACTGCGCCTGTCTACCGGAGCGCACTGCGCTTTGATTGGGTCTATCCCTTCCGGGAAGAAATGTATCTCGTCGCCAAGCGCATCGAACAGCATGGTATCAATGGTATCGTTGAAATCACTGCTGAAGGACATCAACAGACCTCCTTGACATAGACCACGCCGGAACACTGCCGCGACTCGCCCGATACGGTCTGCACGACCAAGTCCAGGCAATAATATTCACCGTCAGTGCCGCCAGACAGCATCACCTGCGCAAGCTTTGCCGAATCGTGCAACGGGTTGCCAATGGTCATGTCAACAGAGCCCGTGACAATACCGCGTCGAGCCTGTGATACTGATGCCACGCTGGCGATATTATCGCCACTGTTCAGCAGCTCGGAAAAGTCAAAATCGTAGACAACATCTTCTGAGACGCGCTTTACCTGCAGCATCAGACCTGTTACGCCATCGATCAAAGCCATGCTTTTCTGACTCCCTTGAAATTGCGTCCCCTGGACTCGATAAAAAAGTTTTTGTTGCCACCGACAAACAATATGTCATAGCCTGACAGCGTCGCGACATCTGACTGCATTGCGCCAGTGCCAACAATAAACCGCGTCGCCGTACCAGACGACTGCGCATTGCCCGCCTGCAGGCTGCCAGCGCCATTTGTGGATTTTGCGCCAAGGCCGGACAACAAAGCAGGGGCAACAAGCAAAGCGCCAGAACCGGAAACAATATTGCCAACTGTACCGCCACCGGCGGCCGCCGCCGGTCCTGATTGAATAGTGCCGGCGGCGTTAATCTGCCGCACTGCCACACCGGCAAACAATGCCGCACTGGCCTGAAATGCCCCCGCGCCGATGATCTTCCGGATACCGGTACCAGCCAGGATGGAATTGCCGGCCAATAGATTGCCAGCGCCGGAAACCTGGCCGCCAATGCTGCCGCTGCCAGATGCCTGCGAGGCGGATGACTGCAATATGCCAGATGCTTTTATAGTGCGCTCTGCTGCGCCCGCAAATAGTGCCGGGCCTGCAGTCAATGCGCCATTGCCGGCGATGCCGCCGTTAATGCCGCCGCTGCCTGCGGCCGACGCCGGATCTGACTGAATAGTGGCAGTGGCATTAACCTGCCGCACTGCCACGCCAGACATACCAGCATTGGCAGACGCCAGCGCGCCAGACCCGGCAATGTTCCCACCGACGCTGCCGCTGCCGGCCGTTTGCGCAGCTGATGATTGTAGTGCACCGGTCGCTTTGACTTTGCGTTCTGCAGTGCCGGCAAATGTTGCCGGCCCGGCCTGAATTGCGCCTGTTGCTTTCACATGTCTAGTAGCTGATCCAGCCATGTTTGCATTGGCTGAAGCCAGTGCGCCAGACCCTGCAATGTTCCCACCGACGCTGCCGCTGCCGGCCGTTTGCGCAGCTGATGATTGTAGTGCACCGGTCGCTTTGACTTTGCGTTCTGCAGTGCCGGTAAATGTTGCCGGCCCGGCCTGAATTGCGCCGGTCGCTTTCACTTGCCTTATTGCCAAGCCAGATGAATTGGCATTACCTGCGATGAGTGAGCCAGAGCCGGTGATGGCAGTACCGCCAGCTGTCGGCTGATCAAACCCAATCGACCATGGCACAACCCACGGTTCATCATCTATATCATTTAAAAATTTTGCTGAATAATCTGTTCCAGCGCCTTTTAATGCCGAACTAGCTGGGATATGAAAATCATTGCCCGCAGTATCTATAAAATCGCCCGCGACTACACCTGTAAAAGATCCAGGCCCTGGTGGAGTTGTCGCGCTATCTGTTGCGTTTGTATTAGTTTCCGGCGCGTAGAAATTTAGCCCGGCTTTTATATCTGTCGTATTGCCATAAAATGCGCAGTTCGATAATGAAATCCCACTTTCTTTTGTTGTATCGGTGGCCGCCGCGGATATTACGGTAGCATTATTCGCAAATACGTTATTAATTGATTCATAGCTATACCACGACGGCGAGTCTATCGCTGCGCTTGTACAATCGTGCAGTAGGGAATTGTAGACCAGAAATCTACGGCCATATATTGTTTGGTCGCCGCCGGAGACAATACAGCCGTTAATTGTATTCGACCAATCTGACGCTTGATAGACCTGTATCGCTATACCTCCGCCATTTTCTAGCTCAATTTCAAGATGCTGAACTTCAAAATTGGAAATTTGGACGTCGAGAACGTTGGCCCAGACCTGGTCATGATACAGACGGAATCCTGTACCGGGCTTCCCTGTGTGTCGCTCACCCGGCGGGGATGTAATGATTACTTTATTATTCGGACCTTGAATAAATCCAGATATTACTGCTTTCTCATACAGCCCGACACCAAAGTCATTGTAGCATTCGAGTACATTATTCTCGTCTAGAGTAACTATATCGCGTGTTTGCTGCGCTGCGACCCACGCATTTATAGTTGTATATTGTCTGGTGCCGCCGTATTGGTCACGTTGTGACTGCGGCCAGCTATTCCAAGTAGCTGTTGTGACCAGTGCTGATTTATAATCCGCACCCATCAGACTATAGTTCCAGTCATCCCGTAAAAATTACTTAATTCACTATACAATCCATGCTTAAGGGCTGCATAAACGTCTGCCCCTGCCGCCGTGCTTGCGTTATTAATTAAGTCCATGAATGGCGAACCCTCTATCAAAAAATCCTTATTACCAGAGCCAGTATAATAAGATACAAGCATATTCATGTTAGTTATATCTATCGAAAATGCGTTTATACTATAACTTACCGGGAGAGGGGTTATGTTCTCTCTAATACTAATTTCATCTAATATTGTTTGTATTACAGCGCCGTGAATGTCTGCGCCTCCTACATAGGAAGATGCACTAGAATAGATTGCAGAATAGTAAGGTTCTGGCATCGGCTCAACTTTATTCATAAAAGTGCCGCCATTACTATCTATTCTATGATTATCTATGTAAATAATTTTCCTTGCTTCATCAGAAGAAAAATTATCTATTAGAAGTGAATTTACGGAATCATTAATTGATATGGGATTAGAAAGATTAAATGCCATTATATTTTTCCCTTATCTATTTCTACGCCGGTTGCGTCTATCGTGAACCTTCTTATGGCTTTTAATTTTTGAGTATTATTTATTGCAAGATAGCGCAACTCAGGTATTCTTACAGCTGATGAATATGTTACTCCATGTGTGTACCGCTGTACTAGATATTCTTTATCTGCTACAGGTATACCGGGATATTTTAATACTTTAAAATCCGAGGAAGAGAGAATACCTTTTCCCCAGTCGTGCTCGTCTTCTTCCACGGACACAACGTCGTCTGCTTTGAACATCCCTGCATCTATTTTAGGATCTGGATTACTGCCGGATACAAGTTTTATTAGGATCTCGCACATTATTTATCAAGTTAAATCAATTATTTTTTCAAAACAGATAATCACTGAAATTGCCGGTTATATCGCTGAATAAATTCAATTAACTGGTTGTGTCGCAAACCAACCTTATTGTAGTCGCGCAGCAATTCCAGCGACCACAGGATAAAATCAGCCTGGTTCATCCCGTCGACAGGAAGTGGCCTGGCCGGGGCAACCGGCTGCAGCAGTTCCGCCGCCGGGCGCAAAGGACCGCTGGACGCGGTTGAACATCCCTGCAACATCAGCGCCGACAGCACAATCAGAATCGCGGTATTTTGTAATAATCTCCGGAACTTTTTTAACGACATCTCTATAAACTACCCGTTGCTTCTCAGATTGCTCAAAACCGCGCTTCTCAAGTGCAGCAACAGAATCAAGATATTGCCGCTCCTTTTTATTCTGAACCTGCAATTGTGCAGCAAGTTCTGCATCGGCTTGCAGATCGCGCAGATAATACCCGCCTGCAAAGCCAATCACGACAACAGCAAGATAAAGATAAGCGCTCAATCTTTTACCGCCACGCCAACGCCGCCTGCGACAGCGGTCCCGAGCAAAATAATCTGGCTGATATCTTTCCCCAGAAACCAGCCAACAGCGCCAACAATTGCAGTGGCAACCCAGATCGCGCCGCGCTTTGTCGATGCCTGTGACCAATCAATCCCAAGTTTCACGGATATCCCCCGGTAATCAAAAAATATTCAAATCGCAGCCACCTGGACTGCTTTGCATGATGCTCGATGTTCTTTTTTGTAGAGCTACGTTGTCGCTGTAAATAGCCCAAAAAATATGCTTCACCAGCTATCGCGCGTTCATGGGAATCGATTCTATCGCGCAGCTGTTGCAAGCGATCGCTCCTGGTATGCGTCAATTCCACCACCTGGCGCACTGCTCACGTACATCGAAATGTGTAAATGTCAGGTAGCGTCCGAGCCCATGCGACCTTGGCCATAATTTATCAATGGCGTCGGCGACATCCGCCGGAATTACCCGCATGCAAACGATATCTGCGGCATTGCCTTTCAGATGCTGGCTGTTTGGCTTGCCGTCGATGTCTTTATTATGTGAATATCACCTGTACCCGCTGATGATATGAATAGGGCAGCCTAACACATCGCGCAGCGTCTCCAGATCCTCGATCAATCGAGGGTTCGGATCTATAGATTCACACGCGCCGCAGCGGCAGACAAATTCCTGCCGGCTGAAATGTTCTGATAGCTTTTGCTTTACTGTTTCCATTGGATTTTGGAATATAAAGATCATCTCGCAATTTGTCGATGCGGTTGCTCAAGTCATGTATTTTCATGTCCATGGAATCAAATCGCGATAAAATTACCTGCTGTGTGCTATATAGCGTCACAGCACCAGTCAGAGCGGCAATGATGATTGCCTGCAATATCCCTTTTGTATCCACCCGGTATCCCCACTCACTTTCTCGTCTATAAATAAACGGAGCATACCGTCCTATCATTTCTCCAAGCATACATCACGCTGGTGCTGTGTATGTCAGGGACGATGTTGAAACTGTATCACCTGCACCAACGGCAACACTGGACAATTCGATATCACCGCCGCCACTGGTGGCCGTCACAGAGCCGCGCAGAACTTCGCCATTATCGCGGTCCTGCAATTTGAACAATGCGACAGTTCCTCCGACAGCATTGGTATCGTCGGCGATTGCAGCTGCCGTTGCAACACCAGTGGCAGCATTTCCAAATGCAGGATTAGTCATGGCCAATGATGCCACGGTGACATCTCCAGACGTCATATACACAAGATCGCCGCTGGCGTCTGTGGTGCCGGCATCGATCAAATCAACTACCGCGTTAGCTGCGACATTGCGTGTTGCTGTTGTATGTGTCAGTGCCATGTTATGCTCCTGTTGTTCCAGAGCCAGTCAGCGAACCGGCCTGGCCCTCATCAAAATCAAAGGTGATCAGTCCGCCTTCGACATATTCCGCTTTACCTGCATTCACCCACCCATCGACCACACTGGCAAAGGAATCTTCGAGACAGTAACTGACCTTGCCCTTCTGGAACAGGCTGCCGAACATCTCCATGTCCTTATGCATTTTGAACAGGCGCGCCTTTAACCAACGCTGGCACATTGTCTCCAGCTTGATGTTGTTGTCACGGATGGTATAGACCATCCCGGCAACGTAGTGCGTACCGTTGAATTCGCGGCTGGTGAATGTGTGCAGGCATTTGAATTTTCTAGCCATGTTCTATCCTTATGCCAATGTTCCAGGAGCGCCTGGGAACTTGACTTTGATCGTCGTTACACCATTGCCGGCAGATTCAAATGCAACCGCGCCATCGCTGACATCACCGGCTGCAGCAGTAGCTGCGTTGTCGTCAAATGCTCCTGCAGACGAATCCCACATGACATATTCTCCCTGGGCAATCACAGCACCTGAAACTTTCGGAACAGTGTAAACACCATCGATGGCCACTGCGCCTGTCGCACCATTGACAATGTCAACCAGGGCAACGCCAAGTAGTGCGTCGCCGTTGGAGCCAATAACTACAACGTCGTCGCTTGAAATTGCTGCGCCCGCGTTGACGTAATCGATAACTTCGCCGTTTTGTACAAAATTTTTAGCCATTTCTTCTAATCCTCAGTCAGCTGTTAAACGCCAGGGTTCTTGTAGGCGCCACGGAAATCGATAGCAGCCACACCATAATCCAGGCGGACTTTCCACTGCATGCCATCGACATCGAAACCCTCCATGGAATCCAGGAATGGTTCACTATCGCCGTTCAAGAATGCCACCTCGATAACGGGTGCTTCGCCAGGCGCGGCAAACGTGTACCATTCTGTACCTGCAATGCGCGGAGAATCGACCACGTTACCAAATAGCCCGCGTGCCTTATTCGGCTTTTGCAGTTTGTTTGCCGTATCCGGATCGTATTGTGATTCGTTTATCACCCTGGCGTCGCCGCCTTTGTCCATGCCGCCCAACCAGATCGCAGGGCGCAGATCCAGGAACTCATTGCCAGAAATATCAGTCTGCTTTGCCATGGCAACGCGCGCCGCCTCGACTGTCGCCACGGTGACTGCCGCGCCAGCAGCAGCCAGGTTGCCATGGTTGGCATGAAACAGCACGATACCATCCGGCATCACAGGGTTGCTGGCCAGGAGCGCATAGACATCATTCTCGATGGTACGCCGCGCCGCTCTGCCCAACATTTGCGACAATCCAATAAACGCACCTAGATCATCATTAATGATGGTCTGTCTGCTGATATTGATGAGATTGCCTTTGGTTGTCGCGGTTATGGTGGCCTTTTCGCCATCCGGAATCGATTTGTTTTTGAACTCGGCGTTTTCTCCAAGCGCATCAATGTCACCAAATGACCCGGTACGATAGCGGTTGTGTGCGCGGAAATCCGTCACCGAACCCGTTGCACAAAACTGGCTCCAGGTATCCGCCGCCTCGGCATAGGCCGCCTGCAATGTTTTATGCATGGCATTTTCCAGCAGCACCGGGAAATCACTGGTCGATGTGGTAAATGCGCGCTTCACCATTTCCCGTTCGTCCAGACCTTTGTGAGACACGCCGGCACGCTCCAGGCAGGCTTTGGCAATTTCCGTCAGGCGCAAACCACGGAATTCATTAGCGCCATCGAATTTTTCCATGCCGGCACGGGCACGGATTGCCTGTACACCTGCATCGATAAATTTGTCACGCTGATCGGTGGTTACGGATGTATCACCACGCGATGTTTCTGCGTCGACGCGATCAGACCATGCTGCGAGCATCGTCTCTTTGGCGTCGGCGAGTTCTACGCCGCGTTCTACCAAGTCATTAGCAACCGTGTCGTCCACGCCTGCTTTTTTCGCAAATGTACGGATGCCTGATACCCGCTCCCGTTCGGCCTTCAAAATTTCTTCTTTCTCTTTCATGCTCAATACCTTGTTATTACCAGTTTCTCCAATATCGCAGGATGACAACGATCTACTGCCGTCAGCCCTTGTTTCGTATGTACAACCATCGTTTTCCGCAGCCGCAATCAAGTCATCGAGCGATACACCCTCCAGCGTATCCGCGAACCCCTGCAACCGCTCCACAGGTGGACAGTTGATTGATCCATCCAGAATCTGCGACACTGTTCCGGATTCGATGCCGGCCGCGCTGGCCATCGATGCAATAATGTCGGCGCGCAGATTGCTGTCTGTTTCCATACCGGAAATGGCGTCATCCAAAGCAGAAGCCAGGCTTGCGCCGCGATTGTTATTGACATCTGGCAACACAACCTGCACTTCTCGTTTTTCTCCGTGGCCCTGATCACTGCGCACCTGGGCACCGGCATCGGCAGGAACGGATACTAACGACAGCTCTGCCGGCTCCCAGTCAGTCGCACGGTAAACAGGCAGGCCATCGCGCAATTCTTCCTGTTTTTCCATTTTGTTGATGCTGTAGCCAACTGAGATGTTGCGAATAATGCCGTCCTTGACATCCTGTATAATAGGCTTCACTGCATCGCGTTCAGAAAATCTGACCGTTGCCCGGCCTTCATTGCCATCCAACCAGGCGCGCTCAACAACGCCAACGACATCATCAAGGCCCTGCCAATGGCTTGCCAGAAGAGGCGCACCATTATTCAAACGATCCATGCGGACTGCAGATTCATCCAGGCTGAGTTCTTCGATAAATTCTCTATCCGCCCAGAAATCATAGCGCCGTACTTGCGCACCAGTGGTCCAGACCACATCTACAGTGCGCTGTTCCTCATCGAGTGTTTGCGGACTTACTGCAGACCGAAACTGCAGCTTTGCCGGAATTTTACGGGTTTGTATTTGCATTCATATTTCCTGTGTTTTGATTTTGCAAACCGCCGTTGCCAGTTGTCTTGCGTGGATCGCTGTCCAGAATCAAACCGAGAGCATCCAGAATCTCGTTGCTTTTTGCATATTCATTCAAAACCTGATCGGGATCGTATCCACGTTGCCGCAATGCCTCCGGCAATGTAGTCAGACCGGCACGAATGGCAGCGATGATTGGCGGCAATTCTTTTGCCGGATCGACCATCATGCGCGCCGGCGGCGTCCAGTCAACACTGGCGCCAGATAGCCCGGCAATATCGATAAACCATTGCGCCACACGATCGCACAGCCGCGGTATAAACAATTGCCAGCGCCAACTGTCGATGGATCGTCCAAACTCCTGCCAGCCCATGCGTGCCGATGAGAAATTGACTTCAGACAGGTCGCCTGTCAGTGACTCGTAGGTGACGCCTAACCCAGCGGCAATGGCTTTCAGATTTGCCTTTGTGTAGGGGCTATATTCAGCGGCAATTGGCGGGTTGGAAAACTCTATGGTGCGGCCCTGACGCATCAGATAAAGCGACCCGGATGTCAGCTCGGAAACATCGCTGAATTCTTCTTCAGTATCTTCAGGATCGTCCGTATAGATAAACCCGGCAAACAGATTCGCGAGCTTTTGCCTGTTAAGGAATACATCCTCAAAAATATCGAGTTCGCGCAGGCGAATTATCACCGGTGCCAGCCAGGGCACGCCGCGTTCCTGGCCTGGCCGGTCGATACGAAACAAATGGATAACTTCATTGGCTGGGACGCGGGAGTAAGAACTTGAAAGTCCGCCGAAATTGCGCCCGGATGTGCCAGGGTGATGTTTATACAGAAAATAAGCAACGCGCCTGCCGATCGCATCATACTCGATGCCGCGCTGGATGTAGCCACCGTTTCTCAGTGGTCCGTCGTTGTATTCATAGAAAAAATCCGGCTCCATCAGCTGCAACTGCATCGGCACGACCAGGCCGTCTTTTGTCTTGCGCGGCCGCAGACGAATCAGACATTCACCAGATTCAACCATGGCCCGCATTGCAGTCTGCTGTATGCCGAAGAAATTCGTCAGGCCCTGGGCGTCACACTGCGCCGTACCGGCCCATGCTTTCCACAGCGCCTCTATTGATTTGAGATTGCTCTTCCTGCGCGCGGACCATTGCGCGCGGATACCCTGCCCGATGGTATTGTTGACAACCACAGACACGCCTTTCGCGGCCCAGGGGTTATTGCGGATGAGATCGCGGGAACGACTGCGAATAAGAGAGGGGTCATTGATGGCAGCATTGGCATCGGTCGCCGGTGTGCGCCAGTTTTTTGTTCTTGACGTGCGGCTGGCCGCGTCATAACGCCGCTTTTGCAAATTGACAACCTTGCCGCTCACAGCCCTTTCCCAGTCGCCAGCGTGACGAATCTTGACCGCGTTGCTGCAGGAGCTGCAATACCAAGCTCTGCGCGCATTGTATCCCGCAGGCGAATCATTTCCCCAAGCGAGTGATATGTAATCAGTCGATTGTTCAAGCGTACAGTCAGCGCACCCTGCGCAATTGCTGCTTCAAGCTTGTTTAGTTGGTCTGTGGAAAATGCCATGGATAAAGCATCTCATAGAACAATTGACAAAATAAGGCAAAAAATGACAAACGCAGTAATTTTTTTCTAATCATGTTTTTCGCCTTCTGTCTTCAAAATCCTATACACACTGCGTTCGGATATCCTGGCGCGTCTGGCGATCATTACCACACTTGCGCCATTCTCGTAAAGCTCCAGTATTTCCCGGTTGCGTTTTTCGTAATCGTTATGCGGAATATAAATGCGCTCACCACCAAGCCGCTGGACAAGCGACATCACCACATCACGCGCCATCCCATCATCGCCAATAACATCGCTGACAATATTGCACATTTCCTCTATCAATCCGCTCATAGCAAGCTTGAATTCCTTTTCGGTTTTTTTACCTTTGGCTTGTTTGTTCTCTTTTTCAAGGCATCATCACGATCAACAACATTGCTATTCAGACCATGCTCAGCCGCCCAGGATGGCGGAGACGACCAATTGAAACGGTCACTATTGAGACCAAGCTTCCAGCAACCAGCCAGGATGTAAACGCACAAATCGAGCGTCTCATTCCTGGGGCTGATTTTTTCCCACTTTCCATTGTCCTTTCTGACCTCTGCGCGCAACTCATCGAAAAAGCCCTCATCCAGCCACTGCGGGAAGTGCATGTACATACCGCCTGGCGATACCCGGCGCAATATCGATGCAACAATGTCTTTAAAGAAATTTGTGTTCAGCAGAAATAGCGGGATCTCTTTCATTTGTCGCCCGGATGGATCTTTGCCATATGTCCCGATGATAGGCGATTCCATTTTTCCACCAGATCCGCCCTTGATCAGCATTACCTTGCCGGCCATCCCTGCCTTTCTGAGCTTTCTGTAAAACTGGTAAGCATTGTTTGTGGTGTCGCCCTCACCGCCAGTATCGATAACAGCTTTGTGAACCAGCATTTTTTTTCCTGATGATGTTTTGTAGCTGGCCATGATCACCCGTGGTATCAGCAACTGCCAGTCTTCCAGGTAGCTGCCTGGGTTGATGCGCCTTTTTTCTGTTTCATTTTCCGTGAATGCAATATCGAATCTGTCGACTACCCATTGTTCCAAGCCGATGCCGATGGCATGCACCTGGACGACGAATCGCGACATTTTACCGCCCTGCACATCAACTGAGGCGATCAGAAGCCGGGCGTCATCTGGTACAAAGTAGCGGTCCAGATGTTCGACGCGCTCAGAAAGACCTTCCCTGTTTTCATTATCCACCAGGTGCTGCGGCATATACGGGGCACCAAAGCCAACATTGACCACAGTTTTCAGATTTTCTTCCGACCCGGTTATGTCGTATTCACGATGGCTTTTCAGATATTTCTCCACGAGTGACGCCGGGTCTGAATAGGCTGCAAATATGCCCGGAAACCAGAATGACGCTATCCTCCCGCCAACCGATTCACCAGTGATCTCGCCGTTTTCGATTTTGCAGCCTGCTGGCACCCATTTGCCGCCGGCATTCATGCGACGTTTATGGTGTAAATCGATTTGGCAGCCATTCCGTGTTCATATGTATTTGACAGGAGTTGTCATAGCGGCAATTGTTGTCCCAAGTAAGTCGCGGTTATGCCCAAACATAAGACCACTCTCATCTGGTGGCGGCATGAAATATTCGTGACATTGTGGGCATTCAACATACCAACGACGCATATCTCCCATGTTGAAAAGCGACAGAGCACCGCCGCATGGCGGCGCTTCATGCGGATGGTTTTTTTTCTTGCCTGAGTCTGTGATCTCGAATCCTGGCGACGTTTCCACCAGAGTCATGCCGCGGCTCAAATATTTAGCGGTGCGTTGCTGCGACAATGAGAAAGGCGACCCCTCTCCATCAACGTTCTGCGTCATCCTGTCGTAGTCTGTTATCAGCATATATTTCAACGGTTTCCCTGATATTTCATTGATCGATGGCCAGCGCTGGAATAAAATCGCCCCAGATTTAAAAACCTTGTCGTATGTATTATCGCTTTTACTCCCAGGCGCCAACTCCATTTTCAGATCAGCACTATCTCTGAACGCGCGCTTTATGACCTGTGTATCAAAATCCCTGGCTGTCCCCTTGGTGGTTTGCATAATGAGAAAATCGGAAGGATCGCATTTGATTATGTATGCCATGGAGCAGGTCACCAGACCCTGGGTTTTCCCTGATTGCGCCGGACCAACGAAGATGACCGCATCATATTTCCTGCTGCTAAGGCAGTCCATTGGCTCGATCATGTAAGGCGTCAACTCGGGATCCCATCGCTGAATCCCACCGCTTGCCGTGCGCACATTGACATACCGGCTTGCCGCTTCAGCCACGCTGATACGCTCAGGCGGGCGTATCATCTGCGCAATATCGCTCCTGATTGCTGACGCGGATAATGTCATGCTGCATCCTCCAAAACACTAGCCCACTGCTCGCGAAGCGCATCGATGCGCTGTTCAACGCCAACAATGACATCAGGATCGATATTAAAATCACGCTCCAGGATATCCGGCAATGTCTCAAGAATATGCAAGCCAGTCTGGGCAACTCTTGCCATTTCAGTACGAGCATCCGCAGCAGAAACCAGCAACCCGGCATCACGCTCAAATTTAATCCTGTCGTTTTCAGATTTATACCAATCGGACCGCTCCTTTGGCGTCATGGATGCAGGATCGTTAAGACCCTGCGATGCTGAAGTATCCGGAGCCAGGATAGCTTTTGCCGATGCACCGACAGGATAGACAGGATGCCCGCGGCGTTCACCAGAAGGATCAACAGATGCTTCACGCAGCCTCCGCTGCACAGTTTCCCTGGCAATATTGAATTCCCTGGATAGCTGATTAAGCGACCAGCTGAACCAGTCTTTCTGTGAAACGACAGTCGCAACCATAAACAAAATATTCTATTATTTCAGTTTAATTTCATTCACTTACGTGGACAATAAAAAGTAAGCTGAGACCCATAAGAGCACAAAAATTCAATTTTATCGCGGCCCTTTTTACCCGCATTTGCCAGTTCCAGGGAAGGACCCCGGGATTTATTAATCGACATGATCACAACCTGCCCCTGGCTGTCTTAAAAAAATCTGATGCGCCTGAATGATGATGCGCTCCTGCTGCACGCTCACCACTCACGGATCGCGTGTTAGTGGATGCGTCAACAGCATTGAGCAAACCAACATCACAAAGATGCCGTATGCCTCTTTCTGTGATTCTGTATGTATGCGCTTCTTTTCCTGATCGCCTGCACTTCCTATTGCCGCACTGCTGCAGATACTTCAGATGCTTGCCGGCAAGATCCGTGGCCCGCTTTGGTGCATCGGCATAGCGTTCATATTTCCAATCATATACCTCGGCGGCAACTTCCTTTGCTGTACTCCCCGGCATTTTCTTAAAGCCTAGCAGCAGCAGGTCTTGATGGCGATAGCGGCTTTTTGATTCGCTCAACGCAACAATTGCGTCTGCACTTCCTGAATTATTCATAACATCACCCATTGATCAAAACGAGATTTTTGATAACTTTTTTTCCTGCAGCCTTTCATTGACCAGCCTTTGCAGAGCTCCTCGATACTGCGGGAAATCCTCACGCTGATATGCATCCCTGTATCCATGATAATTCGCCCATGAGCATAGCGAATTATCATCACGCGGTATCTTCGCCCAGTCTGGCAGGCGTTTATTACCAGGATCGAATTGGCGATCCCTAACAGTACTGGCCTTATTTCCATTCAACCGATCAAACAAACCTGGATCACGAAAATAGCTGATCAGTCTGCGAGACAGTTTTTCAGTCCATTCACGCTGAGTGAATCTGCTGTTCTGTTGTGACCACCAATATCCGACAAAACCAGATACCCAGGCGCTGTCTATCCGATCCAAAGAAAACGATTTCCCACCAGCCATAAACAGCAATGCCTTCAATTCATCCTCGCTTGGTTTCCAAGACAGCGGCATTGCAAATTTATCGTCCCTATTATTATTATTATTAATATATATTATATTAGTTCTCCCAACCTCCGGCGTTTTGCTCTCCCAACCTCCGGCGTTTAATTTCTCTATGCTATTATTATTATTGGTCTTTTTTTCGTCTTTGCCTACCAACCTACCTCCCAACCTCCTCCCAAGCTCGTTTTTGACGGATTTATCCACGGGAAGATCTTCCGCAAAAAAAACGCGCACCAGTATCAACTTATTCCCTTCCCCGGATTTAGATTCACGACGCAACACACCGCAATTAACCAATCTGGAAACGGCATGCTGAATTTCCTTCATTGTCCAGACGATTAAATTCTTACGCCTCCCGCTTTCCTGTCGCTCAGACAAATCAAGCGCCATTCCACCATAAGAAACAGCGCATTGCTTACCGATCAACCCTGTTCTTTTATCAGTCCGCTGCGCCAGATAGAAAAACACTTCCCTATCAATCACCTGCATAGCGCTTATTAACTTGTATTCAGCGGCAAGAATGCACATCAGATATTCTGATTCGCCAAACACCGGAACCGGGTATATTGCCCTTCAAACAGCATCCTTACCGTCCCCTGCTTGCCATTACGATGCTTGCCAATTATCACCTCAGCAACGCCCGGGTCCGGCGTTTCAGGATTATAGACCTCATCCCTGTACAAAAACAAAATCAGATCGGCATCCTGCTCTATGCCTCCAGAGTCGCGCAAATCGGACATAAATGGCCGCTTGTTCGGCCTGGATTCCAGATTCCTGTTTAACTGCGATAGGGCAAAAACAGGAATATCCAACTCCTTCGCCAGGCGCTTTAGCCCGCGCGTAATTTCCTCGATCTGCTGATTGCGATTATCCCCAGATATCACGGCCATCAGTTGAATATAATCCACCATAATAGCGCCCAGTCCGTTTGGGAATTCATCTGCAGTCTCAGCCACCAGGCGCAACACACGACTGCGTATATCGCCAATTGAAAGCGACGGCGTATCATCGATGAATAAAGGCGCAGTGCCCAAACGTGAAATCGAAGACGTAATCAGCGACCATTCATCATCCTGGATCTTCCAGGAATCCATCACATGCCGCAATGGAGTATCAGAATTAGACGACAACATACGCTGTGCAAGCTGCTCCTTTTGCATCTCCAGACTAAACACAGCGACAGGCAATCCTTGCCTGACTGCGACATCCTCAGCAATATTCAATGCAAACGACGTCTTCCCCATGGCTGGGCGCGCGGCAATTACCACCAGATCACCGCCACTGTGCCCGCCGGTTATCCGGTCAAGATCACAAAACCCTGACGGTAATCCACGAATGCCATCCTTTGGCGGATCGTTATAATCCGTCTCCATCTTGTCCACAACAGAAACCAGCACATCCCGGATCCGTGAAAAGCCACGCTTACCGCGTAGGCCTTCCTGCGCCAGGGCAAAGATACGGTTCTCCGCATCGCTGATAATAGCCCGGCAATCCCCGTCAGCCTGTCGCGCAGCTGCCGCCATCTCAGTGCCAACCTGTATGATCGTGCGCAATACAGATCTACCGCGCACAATCTCGGCATAAAATGCAACATTGGCCGCACTGGGTGTATCCCTAGCCAGCGTACCCAAATAAGCCAGCCCGCCGGCCTTATCCAACATTCCCTTCTTTTCCAGATGATCGGATACCGTCAACACATCGACAGGCGCACCAGAAGCCGCAACCTGGGCAATAGCATTAAAAATAATCTTGTGATCGTGCCGATAGAAATCCTCCGCAGATAACACCTCGCATACCTGCCCAACCGCAGAGCCATCCAATAACAGCCCACCAATCACACCATGTTCAGCCTGAATGAAATGTGGAGGAACCGGCTGTTGGTTATTGTCTATCGGTATGGCGACCATTGTGGATCAATTTCCAATTGCAAACTCGTATACCAAACCAGGCGGGCCCAGCCAACAGACCGGCGGCAGCGAAACTCATAAAACGCGATCACATGCGCATTCATATCATGCATCATCTGCATATCAATTAACCTCATCCGGACAACCGGCAGCAAACAACAGGAAGACAATAAACATGACTATGATTTATAGCGGCTGCATGGCGTTTGGCATAGATCAATCAATCGCAAATAATAAATATCACGCTTCAGCTTTCGTATCTTCGCGGAAATTTTGAATTGCATACCATATGCATCTTCAATTTCATTACGCTTAGCAGAAATGAATTTCTGCAGATTAATTTGATCTAACCGCAGGCCGTATAATCTCAATTCGGCAATAGAAATTCTAATAGGATCAGTATTTAAGATAATATTCTGCTCTGCAGGAGTAGATTTTGTTACAAGCTCAGACATATCAAATCCAATCATTAAAGAAATTGTCCAGCATATCGCTCAGCCTCCTGTCCATTAGATCGAACAAATGCGCGATGCCATATATTGGCGTACTGATCAGCCAGAACACAAAGAACAAAAACATGGCTGCAACAAACTTAACCATCATAATCACAATTCCTATCTTAAAATCCATTCAACAATCACTCCCCTCAATACGCCCGGAACGAACCGAGAAAGACCGCACCAGGCGCACCCGCCTGGCATCGATATGATTCGGGAACACCTGGGACAGCATCAACGCAACAAAAACAGACCGGATAAGACCCTGCAACAAAGCCAGATTCACCAGCTGAGCCATATTCCTGGCGCCAGTGCGTTCCCTGGCAAGCTCCATATGCTTCTGGATTGTCCGCAGAGACCGGCATCGATTACCGGCAACAACCTTTTCAGACTTCCCATCGGAAATCATCTGCAAAATCTGAACCTGAGTTTTCGTTAAAACTGCCATAATTTGCATCCTTTTTTACGAGAAAACACGAATATTAATCCCTGCGGTCATCAGCTAAACTTTCATCGTTATAAAAAAACCTTTCCAGACGACTGACATTACCGATCGTCGGATTTTTTATAGCACCTTGCGCAAACTTTGGAAGCCAGTGCTTATTCACACCTGCTTTCTTTGCTAGCTCGGCATATCTGCCATATTCTTTTGAGAGCACTCTAATGCGCTCTAATTTTTGATCAATGAACATGAGCAATACAATAGTAAATTTTTACTGCAATTACAAGCAAAATATTACTGACAAAGCCGTTTATCATTTCAGCATGAACGAAGAAGCGAAGAATTTTGCGAGAAATCTTAGGCTGCTGATGGAATATTACGGCCATAACCAGAAGACAATTGGCAAAAAATCGGGGCTTTCCCAAAAAACCATCAGCAACATGCTAAACCCTGGCGAAGATAGGGCTCCAAACCTGGAGAATGTCGCAAAAATCGCCAAAGCATATAAATTACAGACATGGCATTTACTAATTCCAAATGCCGGCATCGAATTGCTTACGAATATTTCTATAGAAAAGATCATCGATAACTTCATGCATTCCGACGAACAAAGTCGTGACACAGTACTCCAGGTCTCTGAAAATGCGGCTAGGTATAATAAAAACCTAGCAAACAGGCGCTAATATCAAATAAACATAATCTTATATTTTCAAGCACATTCAGCATTCAACGCGCAATGTTTGTGCTATTCTTTGTTTGCGTGTAGTAATTTTTTACTTGACATTTTATTGCAAAAGTAATTTACTACTTAACAACAGCCGATAAAAAACACAGGAGGCAGTCGTGAACAGCAATGAGCAATTACAAAAAAAATTACAGAAACTCGAGTATTGGTTCCAGCATGGCGATATGGGAAAGGGATCAGATTTGGTCTGCGCCCAATGCGAAGCAGAAGAGCTCCTGGAGCTGATTAAAGCAGCCAGACAGGAATTGAAGGAGGCACAAAATGAACCCGTATAGACTCGGCCAGGTGGCAGACGCCGCCCTGGTAATAATAATTTTCTTCATCATCGGTATCGCCTGGTGAAAAAACAACCCGTCGCGGCATACGGGCGGCCAGCGCAACGCTGGCAAAATGCCGCTTCCTCTTACCTTTGCCTGGCTTCGGCCAGGCTTTTTTTGGAGCAAACATGAACATCAGAACCAAACGCATACACGACGGCAAAAAATACCGCGTAATCGCCAGACAGGGCAAATTCGCCTTTGTCGGCATTGCAAAAAACAAACGCCAGGCATTCAAACAGGCCGTGGCCGGATTATGGGAAATGGCAACAATATGAGCGTACTACACAACAGCAACATCCTTCGAACACTGGCGGAAAAAAACATGCTGATCTCTTGCAGGAGACTTGGCGAAATAATGGGCGTGTCATCATCGGAAGAAATAGACGCACTGTCGAAAAAACTCAGTTACATGGCTGGTAAAAACTATGTGCAAAGAGTCAAACCGCATTCCGGCGGAAAATGGACCTACAGGATAACCGATGCCGGCAAAAATCTCCTGGCAATCATGACTGGCATAGCAAACACGACCGCCATAATTACAAAGCCAAAAAAGGAAGCAGAACAAGACGCAGAACCCCCCATCAGCGCAGAAGATTCTGAAATATTGAGCAGCCTGGATAACCTGTCTGCGCAGCTCGAAGCACCAGCAGTCAGCATAAAAAACCCGGAACTAAAACGTCATACGCTGCAAAAACTCGCGGCGCTCCTGGGAAAGCCATTGGCAAGAGTTCTCCTGGAAATCGACCAGGACATTGAAAACTTAACAAAATCAATACCCGCAGAGGCATCAAGGTAAACCGGTGGCGCACATGCATAAAACTAAGACTTGTAATGTCTGCTTCAAAGAATTACCAATTCAAAAATTCTCGACATACAAAGCGCGCGGCAGGGTATACCAGCGAAAAACCTGCAACGAATGCAGAAACAAATGCAGGCGGAAAATTGAATGCCTAAGATGCTTAGAAAAAAAATACCGGGAAACCATAGTAAACGGCATTTGCAAGGAATGCCGCAATTCCGATCCATTAATAACAGAACCAACCCCAGTAATGCAATTGGAGAAATATCTATGTACGGGAAGATGATAAAAGACCTGATCAAACGGGAAGGAGGCTATATCGATAATCCATTGGATATAGGCGGCCCGACAAAATATGGCATCACCCAGCAAACATTGACAAATTACCTGGGCAGACACGCCACGGCAATAGATGTAAAAAACCTCAGCAAAAAAACAGCTGCGGAAATATACGAAATCTACTACTACAGAAAACCGAACATCGACGAATTGCCGGAATCGCTGCAACCGGTCATGCTCGACATGGCAGCCAACCACGGACCGCGCACTGCAGTAAAAATCCTGCAAAAACTATTGATCGACATGGACCAGGACATCCGCCCAGACGGACTGATCGGACCGCACACGTTAAAATCCGTCGATTACATCATCTACAAACGCGGCATTAAATACCTTTGTGAAATGCTCATAAAATCGCGCATTGCATTCTACGAACGCATAGTAAAAAACGACGACACTCAACGCAAATTCCTGCCCGGCTGGATCAGGCGCGCCGAATCGTTCCTGGAGACAGCATGAAGAAAAAACAGAAACGACAGAGAAAACTCAGAAAATGCGAACGCGGAATAAAGACAAAATCCAATAACCGCGGGCATAGATATGTGTTGACTATGCGTGGACTGTTGCCACTCAGACCACAACAAGTCCGCCAAAAAACATGGAGTTAAGTTATAAGCAAGACAGCCAGAGCACCAATCTTACTGAATTGTGACAGACAAATGCAAAATGACGCACATCAACCAAACCAATATGGCGTATATTCAAAAACAAATGCCGAATGCATCGAAGTAAAAAACAGCAGGAGCTACATAAAAATCTACTTCCTGCAACTGCAGGACGGATGGATAGCAGCAACTTCACTAGAGGCAAGGAGCACAGAAGGATTCACATCACCATTATCTAAGCGATTCGGACTGCTCAAAACAAAGCAACAAGCTTTCGACCACGAAATGAGACGTATCAAAAAATATGCATCCCTGGATAATGCGTTGATCCTAAGAATAAAAGAAAAATTCCTGCAGTCCACCATCAAGCAGATGGAGCTCTTCTGACCATGAACCACCTGATCAGCATAGACGATCTGAAAACTGCGACAGGCTACAGCAACACAGCAGACGTCGAACGCTGCCTGCAAAAAAACGGTATCCCGGTGATCTACGGCAAAAAAGGACATATATTCACCACCTTGGACGCAATTAACAAGGCCCTGGGCATAGATGCCGGACAGCAACAGGAAAAAATCCAACTACTTTAAAATCAACGGAAACTACCATGAACACACACATTTGCATTTACCACAAAGATTGCGCAGACGGGTTCGGTGCAGCACTGGCATTTAAACTGCATGCTGAAAAGCGTCAAATAAACGCCGAATTCATACCGGCTCATTATGGCGATCCAGCACCAGAAAACATTGATGGAAAGCGCGTGATAATACTCGATTTCAGTTACCCGCGCAACGTGCTCCTGGACATGGAAAAAAGAGCCAGATCACTATTGGTAATCGATCACCACATAACAGCGGAAAAAGACCTGAAAGGCCTGGAATATTGCATATTCGACCAAAGCAAATCAGGTGCAGTTCTGGCATGGGAGCATTTCCACACAAGCGACGTTCCTGATCTTTTTCAATATATTCAAGACAGGGATCTATGGCTTTGGGATCTACCATATAGCAAAGAAGTATCCGCCGGCCTGGAACTATTGGAAAAGAACTTCGCGCTTTGGAAGCTTCACTTACCGCCATATGGCGTGGAAGCATTAATAAACAGAGGCCGCATAGTTCTGAAATACCAGCAAAAGCAAGTCGAAAAAATAGTTTCGAGATGCAACGGAACGGAAAATATTGCCGGATATAACGTGCCCTGCGTCAACACCACAACCATGATCAGTGAAACAGGACATGAACTGGCAAAAGGCCACCCGTTCGCAGCAATGTATTTCGAGACAGACGACAAACGCATATACTCACTGCGATCCGCACCAGATGGAATCGATGTGTCTGCAATAGCAAAAAAATTCGGCGGCGGCGGACACTTCCATGCTGCAGGTTTTTCAATTCCAAAGCCAAACATAGCCCTGCAATTGCCGTTGGAATGATAGCCGCAGTCAACATAGAGCAACAGTGCGTATGGGGAATAGGAGAAACAGAAGAAGAGGCGCTTGAGGATGCAAAAAAAGAACTGGATGGCAAGTCGGAGAGATTACAAAAAATCGGCCTCGGAGAAATTCATTTTGTCAGGATCAGGAAAAACGCAAAACTCGAATACTGTGGTGAAGTGCTATTCAAATCCTGTATATTGAAAAAAACCTTGCCAAAACCAGCAGACAATACACCGAACCAGGCGGACATATTCCAGTGAAAAAACGCGGCAGAAAACGCAGCAGCCGACACCTGCCGGCACATATAAACCAAGACAAACTTCCGGACCGCGTCTGGTACGACAAAACAGGTGCCGGGAAATGGATGCTCAAATACAAAGACGACGCCACAGGAAAATGGCGCTCCAAAAGAATCTGCAGCGGGCTGGCGACCCTGGCGGAAATCTGGCAGGCGACAGAAGCGCGGGAAAAACACATTGCGACAACATTCGCAGATCTGTCAAACGAATTCCAACAAACCCTGGCATGGCGAAAACTCAGCCCGCTTACCCAGCGCGACTACATCGACTGCCATAACAGCATCACCACACGCAAAACAGCGCGAGGCGCCCTTGGCAGCGAACCTATCAGCCAATGGACAACCGGCCTGGTGCGCAAGTACCGAGACAAACGCGGAGAAGAATCAGAAAGCCGGGCAAATAAAGAACTGGCGTATATCAAACGTGTCTTCAGCTGGGCCTACGAATACGAAAAAATAAAATTCAATCCGGCAACAGGCGTAAAAAAACTTACCATCAAACCGCGCCAACACTACGCAGAAGACAAAGACTATCAATTCATGCTGCAGATCGCCAGACAATCAAACTACTGGTACGTGCCATATTGCATGGAAATAGCCTACCTCTGCCGCATGCGCTTGTGCGAAGTACTCGACCTGACAGACGCCAACCAGCTGGACAATGGCCTGCTCATCAAACGCCGCAAAAACAGCAAAACAAACATCACAGAATGGACACCACGACTGCGCGACGCCTGGGACCAGGCGACAAAAACCCGTAACGACATACTGCAAAAACGCCATCAGCCACACCCGATCATCCCGGACAAACGCTACATATTCATCAGCGCACGAACAGGCAACAGAATACAACCAAGCAGCCTGAAGACAGCACTTTCGAGAATCGGAAACCTGGCAGAAAAAACAGCAGCAGAAAATGGCATCGAATTCACCCGCTTCACATTCCACGACCTGAAAAGAAAAGGCATTTCAGACACCACAGGCGACAAACTCAAAGCATCTGGCCACAGATCAGCAAACATGCTCAACGTCTACGACGTAAAACCAGACCTGGTGAAGCCGGCTGGAGACAACAAAAAATAAATATTTGTCAGTAGATTTGTCAGTAGAAACGAAAACAGCAGCAAATATAAAATGTAAGTTCTTGAAAAAATGGGGTGAACGATGGGGCTCGAACCCACGACAACCGGAATCACAAT